AAAAAAAAATACAACAACGAAGAAATATTCAACGTTCAACCAAAAAGTAACCCAAATATAAAAAAAGCAGACATTATTAGAATTGAAAAAAATGATACATCTAAACTGAACGCCGATATTGTTTATGAATATTTATTATTAAATAACATTGAAGAAATGTTAAAATACAAACAAAAAAAAAATTCCAATTGGTTATTTCATTATTTTACACTAAGCAAACTAGTCAAAAATACCATTTCTAACTTGAACCGACACGTAATGCAAATTACAAACAACGTGTTGTCTAAATTTGAAGAAGAGATTGATATGACAAAAATTATTGAAAACTCAGTTAACTTTATTGAAAAAAATGAACTTATTTTAAAATACTCTGATATGACTTTATACGAACACCAAAAAAAAATATTCAACATTATGCAAAATGCAGACTTTGACTCTAGACTAGACTTATATCGTAAAGAAATGAAAAAACAAAAACAAGAAGATAAAGATGAATATGACAGTGATGACAGTTGTGAAGAAGAAACTAAAAATAGTTCTGTTAAAACCATTCAACCAAACAAACCAAAAATTATACTATATATTGCACCTACCGGTACCGGAAAAACTTTGACCCCTATTGGAGTTTCTGAAAAAAATCGTGTTATATTTGTATGCGCTGCTAGACACGTAGGGTTAGCTCTTGCACGTTCAGCAATTTCCGTCGGTAAAAAAATAGCATTTGCTTTTGGATGTTCTTCTGCAGATGATATTCGTCTTCACTATTTTGCTGCTAAAGAATATACCACAAACAAACGTAGCGGTCAAATTAAAAAAGTTGATAATAGTGTTGGAGACAAAGTTGAAATTATTATTTGCGACTTAAAGTCATACTTACCCGCAATGTACTATATGAAAGCGTTCAATCCAGTTGAAAATATTGTAACTTATTGGGACGAACCTACTATTACGTTAGACTATGAAAATCACGAACTACACAAAATTATACAAGAAAATTGGACAAATAATTTAATTCCAAATATGATTTTATCTTCTGCAACATTACCTAAACTACACGAACTAACAGAGACTTTGGAAGACTTTAAAAAGAAATTTCCGAGTGCAAGTGTTTATAATATTGTAAGTCACGACTGCAAAAAATCAATTCCAATTCTTAATAAAAACGGTTACATTGTATTGCCTCACTATTTGAGCACTGAGTACTCTGAAGTATTACAAATTGTTGAACACTGCGAAAATAATCTTACCTTGTTAAGGTACTTTGACTTGAAAGAAATTGTTGATTTCATACTATTTGTGAATAAAAATGACTATTGTATGTCAAATATGAAAATAAAACGCAACTTTCCGTCTATTGACGAAGTAAATATGCAAAATATTAAACTATACTATTTGAAATTGTTAAAAAATATTGTATCTGGAACTTGGGGTGCAATTTACATATCATTGAAACAAACAAGAACAAAACGTATATTACCAAATGATACAATTGACCCCAAAGGTGTTGCTATTAAAAAAAACGCGAACCAACAAGTTGTACAAAATATAAATGAAAATGACTCTGGTAACTTTGCTCTTTATGTTTCTACCAAAGATGCATATACTTTAACTGATGGCCCAACATTATTCTTAGCCGAAGATGTTGAAAAAATTGCAAAATTTTGTATTCAACAAGCAAATATTCCTTCAAAAGTTATGGAAGATATCGTTGAGAAAATTAACTTCAATAACAGTGTAAATGAAAAAATAGTGATACTTGAACGTGATTTGGAAGACACAATTGAAAAAAAAACTATGAAAGAACATATGTCTGATGACAGTTTTGCTGCAAAAAAATTTAAAAGCGAGCCTAAAAGTCGTGCTAAAGATTTTGGAGAAAAAGATAAAGATATCAATAAAATAAATAATGAATTAGAAATTTTACGTTCTATGATTAAAACTGCTGAATTAAATGAAACTTTTATTCCTAACAAATCACTGCATTTGAAAAAATGGGCTGAACATATGAATACTACTGGTGCTTTTACAAGCGATATTGAAGAAAATATTGTAGTTGAAATTATGATGTTGAATGATGTTGCTGATAGTTGGAAAATATTATTGCTTATGGGTATTGGTGTATTCACAAATCATCCAAGTATCACTTATACGGAAATAATGAAAAAAATGGCGGACCAACAAAAATTATATATGATTATTGGTTCAAGTGATTATATTTATGGTACTAACTATCAATTTTGTCACGCTTACTTGAGTAAAGATATGAAATTAACTCAAGAAAAAATTATTCAAGCTATGGGGCGTATTGGACGAAATAATATTCAACAAAACTATACAATTCGTTTCAGAGATGATGAACAAGTCAAGAAACTATTTTACAAAGAAGAGGATAAAATTGAAGTAAAAAATATGAACTTGTTGTTCAATAGTAAAACGGTAGTGTAGAAACTATTTGTCCTTCTCTTTGTCTATTAATATTTCCTTCGCAACATTTTTTATTATTTTTTCGTAGTTTCTTTCATTATCTTCGTCTTTTATTTCCCCCATAGAATTATCCAAAATCTTCATATATTCTTCGTGTTTCTTCGTAGAAATATCGTCGGCTTTGGGATTCGCTTTCAACCAGTCCGGGACTAACTTGATATTCTTATGTTCTATCAATTTAATCGCGCGTTTCATGTGTTTTTTATCTTCGTCTTTTACCCAAGTATCATTGTCTTTTACGTGAATGACCTCTCGTTTTAAATCGCTGCAATGAATGGGTCTTTTATATACGTCTAGTCCTTTCAATTCTCGGATAAGAATATTATTTATACTGCCAACATAACCAAGTCTTCCAAAGTTTTCAAAATCTTTGAATCCAACATCAATACTATTGATAAAGTCGGTAATATTAAATGCATCCTTGCACTTTTCATTCAAGAAAATTTGCAAATTAAACTTGGTATTGTTCGTTGTATTGTTCGTTGTATTGTTGGTAATATTATTGGTAATACTATTATTCGTATTAACAAGTTCAAGAATTTTCTTATTTTGCTCAATAATAAGTTCTTTAAATTCGTTGTTTTGTTTCAATAGTTCAAGAATCATCGTAGTATTCATCGGACTTTCTTCTTCGTATTTTTCTTCTATTTCTTCGGTTATTAATGAAATATTATCTTCGTTGTTTTCACTATTTTGTTCGGAGAAGTTACATTTTTTCTTGTGACCCCATAAACTTTGTCTGTGTAAATACTCTTTACCACAAGTACATACATATTTGGAACTTTTTGGAACTTTGTCTGCATCATTTTGTAAGTCATTGTGTAAGTTATCGTAAGTAATTTTATGTTTTGATGTCAATAAGTGTCTATCATATTGGCTCTTACGAGACGTATTATAGTCACATATATTACAACGAAAAATTTTGGAACTTTCAAAGTTCTTGTTGTAAGTCATATGTAAGTATATTATACTTACAAAAAAAGTTCCTAAATACTTTTTTATTAAAAATGAATTTATGCTCACAAAATTATGCTCTCGTATAAAAACAAAAATTTGGAAAATAAGAGCATTATGCTGTAAAACGAGTTTTGAAAATCAAAGTTCACCAAAATACCCTAGGTTTTGAAAATTGGACATTTATTTTTGTCCATTTTCTCAAACCCCTACGACTTTTGGGCAAAATTTTTGCCATTTTCTGCCTTCGGAGATTTTACTCATTTTAACACTTTTTTGATTAAAAATAAGTGCGGGTTCGTATTTTTTGTTCTTTTATGCAAGGGTTGTAACTGAAAAAAAGGTACTACGATAAATAATTAATTTTTACGAAGAAAAATACTCGGATAAAAAATTAAAAAAGTTATTGACCAAGCCGGCCTCACTTTTTATTTTAATTAAATTACAAAGAATAATTCCCTACTTTTTGGCTGTAGTTTGCGTTGTATCGGTAGTTTTTAGTTGGGTCAAATAAAATGCAAAGTGTTTTCATAACTTTGAAAGCGTGTTCTGGATTCAACGATTTAAACGTGAGAATTGCATACTGAAACATCATCTGTATGTCTCCTTTACTTCTAAAGGAGATATGCCAGTCTGGAGAATAATATGGGTTATTGGATGTATTAGAAATCATATGTCTTTTTCTCTGTATATTTGACATTGAGTTCAAGTATTCGGGACAGTTGCATACTTTTTCTAAAAACTTCTTTCTGTCAGGAGTATTCGAAATATACTTTGTCAACTTTGTAAAATCAACGTGCGACTCTAGTAGTTGTATACGAACAGTTACTGGAATAAATTTTCCAATATAACTAACAATCTCTTCCGGCAAGTTGTTTTTAATTTCATTCAGAAATTTCTTGGATGATTCTATTTCTATATTTGATTTCTTTACTAATTGCTTCTTTTCTATTTTTTTCTCATTTTCATTTTTCTTCACTAAAGTTTTGCACATATCCATATGAATCAACTTTGTTTTTTCAGTTTGTAGTTGGATGGAATTTGTTGACAACCAATTTTTTTGTCTACCTATTATTCCAATTTTTTGTCGGTTTTCTCGTAATTTATCGCCAACCGCTTTTTTTGTTAAATTTTTTAACTCTTTGTTAAATTCCTTTATTACCTCGTACATTTTACTTGACTCAGCGATCAGAGTAATGCACGCTACTTCTAATTTATGTTCTTCTCTTGAATAATCTCTTATTTGTTTATCACATTCTTCAATTTCTTTGCTTATTTTTCCTAATTTTTTTTCGTATAAGGACTTTGGGACCGATTGTGGAGTTTGAGTTGTTGCCATTTTAAATGATTGGTATGTTGATGCTTTTTATGCTTCCGTTAAAAAAAGCATTTTATAAATCAATTTTTTTTTACAATAGTGTAAAAAACAATTTACTAACTATTTATTAACCACCTCTCAATCGTAACACGAGATGGAGTGTGCTCTCTTTTTGCACGTTATAGTCTGCTAATGTTCTACCGTCTTCTAGCTGCTTACCGGCAAAAATTAAGCGTTGCTGGTCGATTGGGATGCCTTCCTTGGATTCAATTTTTGTTTTTACACTTTCAATGGTGTCACTTGGTTCAACTTCAACAGTAATCGTTTTTCCGGTGAGTGTTTTTACAAATATTTGCATATTTTATATTAGTATAAGAAATTTTTTTAAGTGTTTTGATTTTCATTATTATTAACTGGGCGAATATAAAATGATATGTCATTTGTATCGGTAATGTCTCGTAAAGTAGTATTTATAGATGGTAATAAATATTCTCCTTCTTCTTGTGCATTTTGGCCGGCAAGCACAAAAACAAAGTCATTTATTTCACTCAACTCCAAATATAAGTCGTTACGAATTCTTGGTTTCATTATGTTGTACAGTTGTGAAAGTGTAAATTGAGATGAAATGTCATATGTTCTAGTATAGGTTGTATATGTTATTTTGAAATAACAAGTAATTAAACGTTGGTTTACATCATATATTGTTCTGGTGTTGTATATTCTTGGATGTTGTCCGGCCATTTTATAGTTGAATAATGTTTAATCTTTTAATTGTCATTGTGTTCAATTTTTTTTATTATTATTATATTAGTATGCAGAATCAAAGTTTATATGTAATCAAGGGAGAGAAACTTTACAAAAATGGACAAATGGTTGGTAATCGTCAGATACACATTTTAGATAGTAAAAAATTACAAGTAAGAAATGGTAAATACGTGTTGAATTCTCTCTTATTGAATAAATTAAAGAACAAAAATACAAGAAAAAATCAGATTTCATCTGTAAGTAACCAAGTACTGCCCGCATCTGAAAGTTTGGAAGAAGAACCACCAAAAAAATATACGTATGAATTATCTGAAACAGATGCATATTATGTATTATCCAAATATCCAACTGCAAAAAATTCTGGAATTATTTATATTACAAATGTTGTATTAAACACTCTTTCTAATGATACTACTACAACAGTAACAAGGGACTTACCATTTTATAATGCATTTTCACTTGGAACATACTTAGTCCTTGGTAAAACATATTCACTTACAGTTACGATTTGCGACATTAACATTACATATCCAGCTGCAATTGTTTCTGTATGGATTGATTGGAATCAAACCAACAGTTATAATGAAGAAGACTGGATACAAGTAACGAGTAACACTCCCATTGGAGAAAGTGCAACGGTTGAAATCATTGTCCCAATGACTGCGAAACTAGGAACAACTGGAATGCGTATTCGCTCACGTGGTGCTAGTGGCGGTAATAAAAATAGTGCAACAGATGCGTATGTAGACATGGGTTCCGGAGACACCCAAGATTATCCAATAACGATTCTTTCAGAAGAATTATGATTTATGTGTGAATATAATTAACCTTTTTGAAATATGTTTTTTTACAGCATAGTAGTTAATAAATGATTCATATTCTTCGTCGTATTTTATTCCACATTTCATCTCTTGGGAGTTTTCATCTGTGTTTACATATTTTATTTGATAACCACCTTCATACAGTTTATTATTAAACTCTCCATATTCGTTGTATTTTATCACGTTTATAATAGTGTAGTCTATATTTTTATCTTCAAATTGAAATTTATCGCCAACTTTTGGTTCTTGCATTATATTATAACGTAAATTATATTTATTATTGTTTACTAGAATAATAATTATGTTTAGATTTTAATACTATAATTTGATTATAGTATTAAATTACTTTATTAAAAAGTAAAATAAATTTGTAAAATATAACACGAAATATGATGTATAAATAATTTAATTTGAGTAAGCAAGACCACCCATACCGGACATAATTCTTAAAACGTTGTAGTTGGTGGCATAGACACGAACCTTGGCAGTTCGGGTGCCTTCAACGGTGGCGTTGGAAAGAACTAATTGAAGAGTGGCGTTATCAATTCTGGAGAAGTTGCAGGTGCCACTTGGTTGATGTTCTTCTGGTCTCAATGCGAATGAATATACGTTAATACCTTCATCTGGGCAGCGAGTGTGTGCTTGGTATGGTTGGACCCATGAGAAGTAAGAACCTTCACGTTCAGAGAAGCGATCTTGGCCGTTAAGTTGTAATTTGGCAACAACAACTGGGTTTTGGCCCCAACAATGCATATCAAGGGAGGTTTCGGATAAAACGAAGGTACCGGCATCAGAGACAGATGAACCTTCGTTGTGACCACGACCACCAAAGTCAGCAGTGGTTAAACCAAGAGATGCAAGAGCAGCAGTGTTGTCAAGATTTGGGTTCAAAGGAACAGCTGCACCACCGAAGTTGGTTTCGTTGTAAGCGTTGTTGTAAACGCCACCGTGCCAGTATCCAGTGAATCCAGCTGGGATGGCAGCATCAAGAGCACCAGCATCTTGGAATAAACCACGAGCATCAATGAATGCACCAGCGCCAGCAGTGGCATCTGGACCACCGAATGCATGGATAGCATTTGGTAAAGCATCAATAGCATCAGTGTAGTTGAATGGTTGGGCACCTAATACCTTGAATAAAGTTGCATCACATAATAAAGATGAACAGTAATCAACGTTTTGATCTGGTTGGACAACCCAGATTAATTCCTTAACTGGGTGGTTGAAGTTCAACTTAATCTTGTTGGATGATGAACCAACAGATTCATCACCAGTGAATTGAAGTTGAGTGATCAAGTATTCGTGAGGGTTTTGTGCGAATCTACGACGTTCATCAGTATCTAAGAAGACATAATCAACGTATAAGGAAGCAGCAACTAAAGATTGGTTGTATGCAATAGTGGCAGTGACTGGAGCACCAACTGCGTATTGGTTAGCAGCTGGGTTAGTGTATGGACCACCCTTGAGATTGTCTTTAGTGTTGCAACTTAATGAGGTTACAGCCCATAAGCACTCATCAATTGGACGTAAATCAAGGTTAATCTTGACTTCGTGGTATTGAAGAGCAATTAATGGTAATGCAAGACCAGGGTTGGTACAGAACCAGAATTGAAGAGGAACATAAAGAGTGGTTTCTGGAAGAGCATTACGAGGAGCACAAACTTGACGTGGTGCAGTAGAGTCACAAGGACCATCAACATCAGCGAAGGAAGGATCAGTGATGAAGGTTAATTGAGTGGTGTTACCAATCATCTTGAAGTAACCACGTTGTTGTTCAGCAGTCATGGTAAGTTGGTTCCAGATGTGCATCCAGTCACCATATTGACGATCAATGCGTTGACCACCAATTTCAACTTCAACTTGTGCGATAAGTTGTTCACCAGGGTAATCCAACCAACGAGCATAGACAGAGTAGTCGCCAGAGGATAAAGAAGCAGAGTTACCCATAAGTTGGTTGATTTCAGGAAGGGTAACTTGTAAGTAGGTGCGGTAAGCAAGATCACCGTTTCTACTGATGATGCAAGTTACACGACGACCGAAATCGGCTTGGCCGTTGAAAGTTTGCTCAATTGATTCAATTGAGAAGTTGGTGTATCTTCGGTATGTGACTTTCCAGAAAGTAATTTGAGGGTTACCAGTAAGGTAGACATCTTGCGATGCTCCCTAATATTTCTATTAGGGGCAGAGTACACCTTAAGAAATTTCGGGTTTTGCTAAAACCGTCATAAATTCCCGATTGCCGTCTACTCGTTGAACCTTAATCTTATATCTGCAGTATTTAAATAATTTAATGCGGAGTTTAATTTTTCTTCTAAGGAAATTGTTCTACCAAAAAAACTTTTATCTTTTAATAAAGGATGATGAGATATTCTATAACCTTCTTTACAAGTTTTATCTTTATAGTATCTTAAATATTTTGGTAAGGATTCGTCTTCTTCTCTTTTCCTTGTTCTTTTTGGGTATACTTTTCCAACATTTTTTCCAATCATACTTATTCTTTTTAAATTTTTTGTTTCTTGAGAATTTCTTCCAGATGAACCACCTAAAGTTAGGTTGTATCCATTGGGAGTCATTGTGTTAAATAATTCAATATAGTAAGTTTCATAGTGGTTTAATTCATTAGTAGAACATTCTTTCAGTATTTCTACTGAAAAATTATCAGAACCATACTTTCTGATTGCTGCGTTTAATAATCTACAAAAATTATTTCCACGAGAATCTCTAATATGTTCTTTCCATCTATTTATATAACCCCATTTTTTACCACTTGATAATAATTTAACACATTGTCCAATATACATTTTTCCAGATGGACTTTTTATACAATAAATTTCTCCTTGGTTTTCCATTAACTCTATTAATTTAATTAGATAAATATTTTTAAATTATTTGAATTCAATATAAGATTCTTGGCTGCGGATTATCCAATCTTTAACGTTTTTACTATGCCATCGGTCATTACCCTATGGTATTATTTATGTCACCACAAATAAGTAGTAGTTAAAGCTCTAAGGAAGTTCCCGCAATTTGACAATCTTGCAATTTAAATATTTCTATGTATTACATAAATTTGTTCAATACTTAATTCACTAGCGAGTTATATAAATTGAAAATTAATTCAATTTCACATATTTACACTGTTTTTCTATTATGGAGATAT